TACCGCCTTTATAACCATTTACAACCTCCGATAGTCTAAAGAAATTAATTTCAACGTCTGTAAGTATTGCATCAATACCACCCGAATATAATGGTATTGGATAATGACCAGCGGTAAGTTTTTTTGTTTCTAAAACAAATTGTCTAGATTTAGCCTTTACAAATAAAACACATTCTTTCGTTTCACTTGTACGATTAAAAAAACTTGTGTACGTTTTAAATTTCGTTTTCTCGTTTTGCTTATTTGTAGCCCAATTTTCAGAGTAATAAAATAGCGTTCCATTTTCATTAGGTCGCATTAACTCAAAATCTAAATGTTCTAGTTGCCACATTTCATTTAATGCATCGTAAACACATCGAATGTAATACCCATTAACAACTTCCTGATCTAAAGAGTACATTTCTACTAGCTCATCCAAAGTATGTTTTGAACGTCCGTTTTTGTTTATCTCCTCCCAGTTTTCTACACCCTCGTACTTTAAACCAGCACCCGAAATAAACGTATTTTTAGAGTTTATAATGCCTCCGTGAATTGGTGAGTTAACGTATAAAGACCAAAGGAATTGAGGATATAAATTATCTACTCCCCATTTTACCCAACCCTCTTTTGCTACGGTTTCAATAGGTTCGATTATAGCAACCTCCCGAAAATGGTTATACGTACTAACTGATTGTTTCTCCTCCATAAATATTTGATGTTAACGTAGGCTCAAACGAATTAGGCACTACTGTAATACTATCTTTTACTCTTACTTTTCCAATTTCACATTGAACACCTAAACTGTAATCTAATGAACCACCATCAGGCATTTGATAAACTTGGTATGTATAATCTCCTAACTTTGTGAATGTGGCATCCGTACCCTCTAACAAATGAAATAGATTGTATCTAGCAGTCGATACGTTTAAATCTGTTAAATAGCAAAGTATTTCTTGTTTGCCTTGGTCTTTTGTGAATCTAAATAGCCAATTAATATCTAAGCTTTCATCCTCTAACTCTGACAATGTCAAGGCTATAATATTTAAACTATTTTTTATTATCGAAATTGTCATACTTCAAAGATACAAAAAAAACCTTACTTAGAATAAATCTAAATAAGGTTTTCAAAAATTAATAATAATCGATTAAGAAACTGGGTCTAACAATGCAGTAATTAAAGAACCACTAATTTTATTTGGTCTATTTTTTTCTTTACCTGATAAAGTCAAAACATTCCCATTAGCATCCTCATAAGCTTGTCCCGTATCTCTAACACCTGAAACTACCGCTCCATTTGTTTCAAAGAATACTTCATAGGTCCCATCATTCAATTCAACTGCGAAAGTTGTTCTTGAAATTTCCAATGCCTCTAAATTAATAATATCAGTAGCAGTATTTCCTGACAATGTCATTGTTCCAACATTCTCATAAGCTACTGATTGTCTTGGTCTGTCACCGATTTTAGTGGCAGTAAATTTAGACGTTTCCATCTCAACAAAAAACTTGTGTACGTATTTACCACTAGTCAATGCTAATGCTGAAATAGTACCATTTGCTTTTGTGATTGTAGCGTCTGCAGTATTCCAAGCGTAGATGGCTTTTATACCACCTACGCTATCACATACTGCGTTCTTTCCCTCTAGGATTTCACACATAATATTTTAATTAAGAGTTAGGTAATTCTAATCTAGTAAAGTAAGCTGGGAAACCGTATTGAATACCTGATCTCCACTTAGTTCCAAATCTTAGTTTCTCGTCATTGTCGTTGTATTTAGCAGAAAAACCATCAATATCAGATTCTAAATCTGTACCATAAGCAATGAATTGATAAGGTACTGCATACATTTTATCGTTTGGAATTTGTGGGTAACTTCTAAACGTAATAGATGTAGTAGGTAAAACAAAACTCATTTCACCACCAGTATCAGAAACAGTCAAAGCAGATGCGTAATCTTTATCGTTATAGATGTTATTTACGATTAATTGTAAAGTTGTTCTAGACGCTAAAACTTCTACATTTACACCATTATCTAATAATTCAGATGGAATACCATTTGCCATAGATTGTGCAATACTAAAAGCATTTGCTACAGTAATATCAACTTCCAAAGATGTTACAGTGTTTAAGTCTGCATCGTTATCCCAAAGTTTCAATAATCCATCGTAATGCACTAAATCAGGGTTCAAAGATGTTGTATCACCTTTAAAGATTAAATTTTGATTTTTGAATTGAGCTTGTTTGATTGCATAAGCTGAAAGAACTGCATCAAATGGCAATTCAGTATCTTGTCTATTAGCACCAATTGCTAACAACATTTGCGCCCATGTATCAGTCAAATCATCATTACAGAACTCTGCTTGAACTTTTACTCTAACTGTATCAAGTTGTCTATCTGTAAGAGTTACAGAACCATCAGCGTTCCATGCACAACCGTCTCCATCTTGTAATGCAAATTCTGCATTCATAAACTTCAATTTCTTAGAACCTTTAACGTTTGGCATCACTTGAACTCTACTTAAAAAGTTTGATGTATACGTTAAATCTGCTAAGATTTCTGTTGATTGTTCATCTACGTAAACTGCTAAATCAGCCACATCGTAGCCGAACTTTTCTTTAATTGTTTTTGATAAATCTTTCTTTGCCATTTTAGTTGTTTTTTAATAATGATTTGTATGTTACTTTTTCTTCTTCTTTTGCTCCTACTTTTGCTTCGTTGTTGAACTTACTTTCTTTTGCTCCTTTGATAGCTTTAATCTCTGCTTTCAATTCCTCAATAGCTTTGAATGTTTGCTCTAAAGTTGCTTTCATAACTTCTGAAACCTCTGTTAAAATAGCCTCTTTATCTGATGCCATTTCCTCTTCAACTTCTACAACTTCAACATTTGAAAGTATACCGCTTTCATTAACTGAAATAATTGTTACTACTCCATCAATTTCACATTGATAGTCTTGAGGTGGAGCTGGTAGCTTATCCCCGTTTTCATCAGTTACGAAGATAGGCGTTTCATCAACTACCAAATCACCCTCATAAGTCAGCACCGTGCCATCTAGTGATGTAATTTCTGCAAATGTTGAAACATTTTCTTCTGTAACTGGCACATCTTCAAACTTTGCTTTTCCAAACACACGCTCAAAAAGTGACTTTCCTGTTACTTCTTTTTTGTTCATCTTTTGTTTATTATTTGTTTTTAAATTTACTTGTATTCTGTCAAATATTCCCTCAACACTAAAACCTTGAAATTTACCGCTTTTTACTTCGCTCCATAGTTTGTCGTCTTCAACTTTATAAGATGCTATCCATGTTCCATCTTGTAGGTTTTGTTTCTCAAATTCAATAGGCGCTTTCATTCCTCTTTTAGAATCAATAAAATAACTTTCAAACATTGTAGTCTGTTTTACTTTGTCATTTTCATTGTGCATTTTGTTCACATTATTCCCAAAACTATTTTTGAAGAACTTTAAAACAATTTGCTTAATAGTTTCAGCATCAAAAAATACTTGATGTTCTCCAATATCGGGACTGTTACGGTAAATCAAAGTGTTTGCGCTCATCATAACACCCGTAACGATACGCTGTTCTTCTTTGAATTGATAAGGCATTGACTCGTTAAAAGCAATGAACGCTTTTAAATGTGCTGGAGTGTCAACAAAGGCATTGTAATCAACACCCGTGTCGTCATTGTCATTAATAGTTAGCTTGTAAATTGGTAACATAATATAAAGTTATTAATTAATATTGAATTATTTACGTTTTATTTAGATTAATTCTAAATAAGAGTTTAACCTCCTAAAGTAGAAACTACGTTTGTTTGTGCTGATGCGTCCATTACGGCTTTAATTTCGCTATCTACAACGGTTACTTTTATTCCAGTAGAGTTATCTATTAAACCGACACTTGAAACTTGGCTAGTATTGCCCATATTATTAACTTGTGTTGCATTAGCGTCTGTGCCACCACCGTTATTTGTTGGGACTGTTGGCGCATTAATACCACCGCCACCCGTGCCACCGAATTTAGTACTAGCAATTTTAGCTATACTGGCAACACTTGAAGTAATTGCTACGGCTAAAGATGCAATACCAACTGGATTCGGAACGGCTCCAATAGCTACTGGTGAACTAGCTAAAGATGCTGTAACTGCTTTTGCTCCATCTATTATAGCGCCAGATATCTGCATTGCTTTGTTAATTTCAAATTGTTTTCGAGCGTATTTTTCCTCTTCTTTACTGCCTTTTTCCAACTTACTCATTTTAAGAGTAAAAACAATATCACTCAAGTTTTGAATTGACTGCTGTGCTTTTTCAGCTATTTCTAGACTTTGCTGAACTGTGGATAATTGTATTGACTTTTCTTTATCAGCAGAGGCTTTATTTATTTCATCTACTTTAGCGCTATATTCAGCTTTTATTTTTAGCTTTTCACCCTCTGTTAATTCTGTATTTTGCAAAGCTTGCTCCATTTCTAGTAATGCAAGTTCTTTTTTAAGTTCTTGCTCTAGTTCAAAGTCTTCACGAATGTTAATTAGCTTAGCCTCTAAAGTTGCTTTTGCGTCTTTGTTTTTAAGTTCTAATATTTTAGCATTTTCCTCTTTTTCCTTTTCAGTTCTTTGAGTTAATAATTCTGTGTTTAATACCGAAATCTCATTACTTTGTTTTTCTGTTAACTCCTTAATCAATACGGCATCATTGCCAAACTTAGCAACTAATTCTTGACGTTCCCTTTCATGCCTAACCCTTAACTCTTCTAATTGTCTTAAATCACTATCTTGAATATTAGCAATAATTAAATCCTCGATAGTTCTAGAAAGTTCTAAACGTTTATCTGCTTGTAATTTAGCATCTGATAGTATTTTAGCATCCCTTTTGTCTTTATTCTTTTTAGCTTCTTCAGCACTTGCCTCATTTTGTTCATTAATTGTTTTATTAAATTCAGCTTGCCTTACAACTTCATCTCTTTTTAACTCTTGCATTTCGTTATGCAATTTCCACGCTCTAGCTCTTCCATATTTATTTGATTGGTCTAACAATCGACCCTCTTCTTTTATATTCTCAATTTTTTTATTGAATAATTCTTTTTCTTTATCATTTATTTCTTGAGCCGTTGCACCTTTTGCTTTCATCAGTTTTATTTCTTGCTCAATATAACCTCTTTCTCCTACTGATTGATTTACTCTTTTTTGACGGGCTTTAACTATTCCCTCCATTTGCTCAACATCTTTCTTCATTTCTTCATTTAATGCTTTTTGTTTTAACCTAGCATCTTCTGTTGAACTACTAAACGCTCCCATTGCTCCAGCTATTGCCACAATTCCCGCAATTATTGCTACTATTGGCAAAGCTAACATTGCAAGCCTAGCAAGCTTTAACGCTCCTGTACTTGTGCCTATTGCGGTAGTGTATGCATATTCAGAAGCAATCTTTATTTTATCCCAAATTAAAATTGCTTTTGTTCTTATTAATTTATCTTTTTCAAGTAAAGCTCTAATTTCTTCAAGTCCCACCATCAAAGCTGTAATTGCTTGAAGTTTTACTAAAGTTTTTTGTAAGTCTTTTGATTCATCTCCAAACAAAGCCATAGCACTTTGAGCAACAGCATAACCAGCAACAACTCCCTGACCAACAGCCATTGCTGTTTGCATATTACGTCCATCGTTCGCATTGTTATTTATTTGCTGATTTAAATCTCCTAACCTATCCTTTAACTCCCCAGCTTGTCTAATCGCTTGTTGACCTATTGGACTATCCTCACCCGCTTGTATTGCAATAGATGCATATTCTTTTACAGCTCTAGTTAATTGTCGTACTGTCAACTCCCCATTTTCAACCTTTTTATTAAGGTCGTCAAATGCTTTATTTACATCCGTGCCAGTTGACTTGGCGGTTTGGTCTACTTCCTTTAAAGCTTTATCAACGTTATTAATCGCACTAACACTATTTCCAGTATCAACGGTGGTTTTAAATACTATTTCTTCAGCCATTATGGATATTTTTCAATTAATATAGATGCGAAATTATTAGATGCTAATCTACTATCAGTCAACACACCACCCGAAAAAGTGTAAATACGTAACTCATTATCATTAACTCTACCTACAACTATTTCATCCCCTTGTTTTGTGTTAAAATTTGTAGTAATAAATATTTTCCCAGTAGGAAAGTTACCCGTAGATGTTAAAATGTAAGTACCGACTGCTGAATAAGATGGAGTTATTGTTCCGATTTGATTAACAAACTCAATTAAAACGGGCGCATTTGTACCCGTTTGGGTAATATTTAACTTTGCTTGTAGCATTGTTGGTGATCCATCACTAAATGTAATACCGCTTGAATTTCTTGTATACGTCAATCCTGTATCTGTATCTAAGTAAAACTCGCCCTCATAAATATCGGTTGCTATCCAGTCACCGTTTCTATGGTCTGCACTTACTGGAACTGTTGGCGCCCCCGAACCTTGTTTAATTACTATTCTGCTGAAACTATCCATTTTTCTTTGTATATTTTATTGGTGAATATTGTAACACATTGTTGTAACCTCCACTTATTACATTGGTTTCTATCCCGACACCCGTTGGAGAACTTACTACTGGTGACTTATCGTATGTCATATCTGCATAATCTGAATAAATACCGCCAGCGGTTGCGCTTGCCTCTATTATTTTAACAAGTTCAATCTTTGTGCTATCCGTTACGTTACTGTCGAAGTCGCTAATTAGATTCAATCTAAATAACACACCGTTAAGCATTATTAACTTTGCAAAATTTAGCTTGTTAATATCTGCATTTGTAATCCTAGCATACAAAGTGATTATCTTACTATCCTTGCCAGTGATTTCCTTTATAAATGTTTCGTGGTATCTAGTGTATAAGTTATCAGTCGTTACGCTATTTGCATTGTAATTCAAAAGAATAGGTAAACCCCAATTCAAATCAAATGCAGGATTTTCAAAGTTATCAAAATGATGCACACACGGATATGTTGTTAAGTCTGTTTTGCCAGTTCCTACCGTGTCTTTTAATCTCCATTTTCCAGCTTTTAAACCATTCCATAAATACAACCTTGCTTTACCTTTGTACGGCTTTTTAATATCTGTTAATGGATCATACGAAATTATACGAGGTGCTACAAATGGAAATACTTCGTCTGTTGGTATTGATTGAGCAAAAGGTAATTGAAAAATACGCTCACCAGTTTGAAATGTACTAGGCACAACATACCAATTATCACCGTAATTAATGTCGAAGTATGAACGGTACAAAGTATTGTCATAATCGTTATCATTTAACCATTGGAATTTATAGACTTTCCCCTGAATAGATGAGGATGGTTTTATCGTTATTTCTTTGCTATGGTCTACAATGTCCGTGATGTCCCAAAATGTGTCGGTATCTAAATAGAAATCTGCTAAAGGTTCAATCTTAACTACTCCTAATTCATTCGGATCACTAAAATATAAATTTGCTTTTAGTATTTGCGCCTCAAAGAAAGTGCTTGCTTTCATGTCAGGAATGAATCTTGAAATATCTACGGGGTCTCCATCTTGTAAAGAAGTTTGAACGCTTGTAAAGTCTAATGTAAAATCTGTTGGGTCTTTTTCAATTGTTATAATCAAAGGATTGTTTACAGAAATAGCTGGGGCGGTTTGTGTAAGTGTTAAATCTGCATAAACTTGAACACCGAATATAATAGTATCACCAGCGTTTAATTGTAGATTGCTATCATAACTAAACGTATGATAAAAAGTTGCTAAGCTATTAAGTTGCTCAATAGGTACGTTACTTATTTGCGCTCCATTCTTGTATACTGTGAATCTAACATTTATAAATCCACTTGTGTAAACTTGGTTACCGAAGTTATCGAATGCAATACGTAAAGGAAAAGATGCATTAAGATTGTAGAACCCTTGTTTCCGTACATTTATACCCGAATAAAATCCATTTGCTGGAGTGTTATGGTCTAAAAAGAATTGATCGAAATTGTCAGTTATTAAAGTTGGAACACATCCATCCCAGTCAGCCAATAAATTCCAAGATGTAGATACTAAATACTTGTAGATATTTCCTTGTTTACTGTAATGGTTAAAGCTTTTTACATTGTTAAAGTCTGCAGTAATATTTACACGTCTATTTGCAATTTCTGTATTTGTTAACGCAACCTTTTCGCCACCTCCAAAACCTAACAACTCCTTTTTAAATAATGCACTGTTTAAATAAGTACTGCTATAAGTCACATTGTTTAAAGATAAATCTAAGCATTTATCCATAACCTCTTTACAGTACACCATAGGCACTAAGTCGGTTGTGCTGAAAGTCTTTGGTGATACTCTAGTATAACCGTAATCAACTAATCCGTAATGATAACCAAAACCACTTGGTAAACCTCCTGAAAAGTTTGGAGTAGCAACCCCGTTAACTATTACACTTGTAGCGAATGAATTAATTACGTTCGTTCTGTTTAATGTGTGTGTATATTCGGACCATCCTAACTCGCTAATTTTCCTATCTCCTAAACTCATGAATAAGTCTATGAAATTTGAAAACATCGTACATTTAAAAGAATAGTCACCATCATTAATAGCGACCTCATTTAGTCGAATTAAACCATCGAAAATAAGAACCCCACCGTTGTAATACTTTGCACTCACACGAATAGTAGGATCATAATTAAATCCTACTGTCGATGTACCGTTTAATGTACTTAATGCTAATTGATAAGTAGACGAAAAGAAACTTAAATTTTTTTGTGTTCCTGGCAATACTATTTCTTTGGAATAATTACGCTTTCTTTTCTGTGGCTCTTTGGCATCTGCAATAGAATAATTCAATGGGAAAGGTACTCTTTCGCTCAAATCTAATTCCGTACCATCTACAACTAATAACCCTATCATACTACAACTGATTTTCTCATGTTTGGTAATGCTAATTCTACAATCTCTGTAGTTTCTTCAACAAATCTGTCTTGTGATTCACTGTAAGCAGTACCGTTAATACTACACATTTGTCGAATCGAATCAAAGAAGTAAACCAAAGGACTGATATAAGCACTATTTACCAGCCAGTTTTGAGTAGTCGAATTAATATAACTACTAACTAAAGTAACTTTATCATTTGCAGTTTTAAAATACGAGTGCATTCCACTATTAGTACTATCTAATGTATACGTTGCATCTACCCAACCGCCGTATTGCTTTTCATATTGCTTACCGTTTACATCCGAACTACGTATTAAATTATGTGAATAATTAAAGCAGTCAATACCGCCGTACTTGTTTAACCATATCAATTCAGCACCGTAATCGCAACCTCTATCTAAATACAGTCGTTTTGTTTCGCTAAGTTCTACACTGCCACCATCTATAATAACCATTTCTAAATAGCTAACTGTATCAAGTACTGGTTGCGTCAATGTTGAAACGTAGTTATCTGAATTTAGATTGTATTGATAAATTTTATCTGTAGATACTCCATCTGTATAATCTAGCGAAGTTATTACAGTATCATTTTCATCATAAAAAGTAACTTGTAAACCTTGATCTAATATCTCATCAGCTATAATAGTAAGGTAATAATCTTGTCCCTCTCGAATGTATAGGTCATTTGGTGAATCAGTTAAAAATCTTTTAGCCGTACCACTTATTTTAAAGTCTGTATAATCAAATGAATCAAATTCTACACTACTAAGGCTCGATTTAAAAGCGTTTATCGTGTTAGTTGTGGCATTTGCTTGTAATGCTGGAGTGCTACCGTAAAACTCTCTAACAATAAGATAAACTTCTACACTAATTCCAGCATCATTTACAACACTAGAACCTCCAATTATAGGAGTGCTTACATAAGTTCGTACAATCTCGCTACAATCAAAGTGAGAGTAACCACCGCCACGTTCAACGAATATTTGTTGTCTTGAATCTAGCGAACCATTAATATAAACATCTACAATATAGCTAAAATTAGTTTGTAGGT